AATCTTGTGCAATGATAGGATCCCCTAAGTTGCCACATAATAGAATCTTATCTAGTTGTTTTACAAACTCTATACTAAACCATTTTTTAAATGTATATATATCAATTTCGCCTAACGTAAATAAAGGATTCAGCATACCTCCATTGATACGTCGTGGACACATAGGGCAACGTGCCTGGCACTTGCTAGTTATTTCTATATGGATATCTTTTATGTCTGTTAATCTATACATTTTGGTATCTTACTATCTGCACTACTTACGCACCTTTCAGTGATACATTTTTTCGGTGCGGAAAACAAAGTAAATTTTTCTATTGTGCCCAAAGGGTCTTCGTGACAGCTATAAGCACGTTTTACCTCCGTACCTTTTATTATAACACTTTGATACCCTGCATTACAAGTCCAATCGGTAAAACTATTAAATCCTAGAGCATTGAATCTTTCTGCTTGATCTATATAATAATTTTGTTCGCCGTCTGTAAGTCTAATCTGATATCCTTCCTGTTGTTCAAAATCATCTTGCATGATCTTAATCATCTCTGGAGTATATCCGCTTACAATGTCAGTAGCTGTATCATTACTCTGCGGTTTAAGGGTTACATTAATTCCTCGGGCACGTAGACGGTTACAACGTTCTAGCGTTTGATAAAATCTTTCTGGCACCATAACTTGATTAACAGTAACATGAACTAACTCATACATTAGTTGTAAACACTTATCACCAAATTCTTGCTCTCGTGCAAACTCCTCATGATAGCTAGCCGTAATACTTCTGCGTTGTAGCATTTCTGTAGCTGTACACCAGGTACCCCACCATTTGCTTCCAGGACTCAAATTAGTAGTCATATGTACAGTTTGGTAAGGAGTAAGTACTCCATCATCCAAATGTTTGATAAGATCTAAAAGTTGTTTGTATGCTGTAGGTTCTCCGCCACTAAAACTCCAATGAAAATCAGTAAATCCATTCAAACGAGCTTGACGTTTTATCTCATCTACTGTAGACTTATATACTTCTAAACTTTGGTGATCGGGCTGGTCGCTCCTAGCATAGGGCCAACAATATGAACATTTATAGTTACAAAATCTCCCCAAAATCCAACTTATGTTAAATAATGGACGATCCAACATTGTCTGTTGTCCAAAAGATTTTATTTTGGTTAAGGGTATCGTAGAATATATCATTGACAATATTTACGTTTGATGTTATACTATAATGGCAGTCGTGAGTGTAACTGGTAAACCTCCTCCTAGTAAGCTGACCCCCAGCTGAACGGAGGGAACGGGTCTAGCTCATTGAGTGACTTTGGAAGTTCGAATCTTCCCGACTGCACCAATTTTAACACAGGCACACTAAGGCAATTATGAAAAAGGCACTTTTAATTTTATTGTTTGTATCCAGTCTAGCTCATGCCGATTGGCGTGATCCATTTGAAAAATTCGATGCTGATAAGAATTTTACTAGTGCTAGTAACATAACATGGAAAATTGTAGAAAATCCTACTAAAACTTGTTCGGCAGAACGAGTTCGTAGAGGTTATAAAGATAATGGACAAGCCGTAGAGGCCTGTTCATTTTGGAACGGTAGTAGCTGTACTATCATAACTAAGCGTATGGTTGATAGAGATACCATTGGACATGAAGTACAGCATTGTTTTCAAGGTAGTTGGCATTGAGAGATTTAGAACAAGACATTTGGCGTGACGATGAAATCTTAAACAAGATTCGTACCCGTGATGATTATGCTCAGAATCTCTATGCGGCATTTTGCAACATGCGTTGGTGCCCTAGAGAAACGTTTCCTGCTATCCGTCAAGACCCTAAACAAGACTTATGGAGTCGTAGCTGGCGCAGTTCTGGCGGACTAATTGCTGAATTTCAAGGCCATGGTGACTATATGGATTGGTATTGTTCGGGCATGGGCGGACTTGCTACTTACGATGAAAAAGAAGGCGACAAATACATGACCGAACATAAGTACGTACCAGAAGGTACAATTACTGAAGAAGTAGAAAAGGATCTTAACCGTTTGGGTTGGTTTCCTGTTCCGTGGGAAGAAGATGAAAGTTGATTTAGAACATATACATCATTGGATGCAGGCCATCCGTGAAAGCAATAATCCAATGCGTACCATGGATGCATTTTGGAGTGGGCAACTACGTAGCAAAGAATGGTTGATCGATTCTTTGAGTTTGCAAACTAGTGTAACTGACGATCCTATTACTGTAGACATACATGGTGGTTGGGTTGGAGTGTTGGCTAGTCTATTATTTCAAAGTACTATTCCTATCAAACATATAACCAGTTTGGATCTTGATCCGCTTTGCAAACATGTTGCAGTATTGATGAATAAAAAGGAAGAAATCGAAGGCCGCTTTCAGGCTGTTACTGCCGATATGTGTAGAACAACTAGCACAGCCGATGTTATAATTAACACAAGCTGTGAACATATTACACAAGTACAGTACAATGAATGGTTGGCTAGTTTGCCAAAAACAAGTTTAATTGTATTACAAAGTAATAATTATTATATAGAAGAACATGTAAGGCCAGTAGATTCGCTAGATGAATTTGCTAGTACTTGCGGATTAAGTAATATAATGTATTCAGGCGAGATGGATTTGCCGTTGTACAAAAGATTTATGTTAATTGGAAAAAAATGACTAAAACGACTTTTACAGTAGAAGAACTATTTGAAGATATCCCCGGAGATCCAGACAATGTCATCATGAAGATACCTCCAGAAATTTGTGAGAAACAAGGCTGGAAAGAAGGCGATACTTTAAATATACTAGTCGAAGATGGAAAGATGGTTATTAGTAAGGTATGAGCAAAGACGATTTAATTGAAATGACTGGCGTGGTAACTGAAGTGTTGCCTGCTAATACATACAGAGTAAAAGTAGATAACATGGAGCACGTTTTGTTGTGTTATCTAGGCGGTAGACTAAAACAGAACAAGATTAAAATCATTTTAGGTGATAGTGTTAGGATTGAAGTAAGCACTTACGATCTAACAAAGGGTCGTGTAACATATAGGTTGTAATATGAATGTCATTCTTGAACGTGTATATAATGTTTGTAAAAGTGTTCAAGAATCTAGTCCTGAACTAACCAATTTCAAACAACTAATAAAACTTACTCGCAAGACGTTTAAAGATCACGAATTTGATATTGCAATTAAAACTAGGAAAGATAAAGACCTAGATCCAGACAAGTGGTATGTTATGGCATACTATGATAGCGAAAATGATTTCAATATGGAAACAGCTATTGAAATCATTGTACATCATCACTTGACGGGCACAGAAGAATTTGGTGCCCACCAAATAAAATCATTCCTAACAGAAATATTTGATGCTACTGTACATGAGTTTCGTCACCAGTATCAAAGTATGCGTAGAGATCACAACGAGTATGTAGAACACGTTGATATAACTCCTTATTCAGAATATCTAGCCAGTCAGGACGAACTGGATGCTTATGCATTTAGTATTGCCATTGAACTGCTACGCACACTGGAACCGGCCAGGGCCAAACGTAATTTGAGTAGAATTAGTATTATGAGTAAGATGCGTACAGGAGCAGTTTACACTAGCCCAACTCTGCGAGCATATATTGGTAATTTTGGCATGTGTGAAATAACCAAAAAGCTAGCCAAAAAGATTTACCACCATTTGGAAACAGTTGACAAGCGTTTCATTTTCATGTAAAATACTTGTATATTAACACACAGAGCGAGCAAGATGAAAGCGTATCCTACACAGCAAGTATTAGAATTGGCTTGTGCGGCACAACGAATCAATGGCGAGTATCTTAAAGTACCCGAAGCTGTTTACGCCGACGATGGAGTTTATATGTACACCAAACAGGCTAACAAAACTCTAATGCTTTATACATTGGATGACAAGATGGTTATCCCTGATACAAAAGCGTTAAAGGTAGAACCTGAAGATGTTGCTCGTGCAGAAGAAATTCGAAAGTATTACAAACGATTGGTGTTTGCGGCTATTGACGGCGAGAACGAATTCCTTACCAAAGTCAATTCAATCCTTGGCAGTGATACAGTACAAGAAAATGAATTCGGTTGGGTAGCTTGTTTGCCTAGTGTACAGGCCAG